ATCTTCTCTATCGTCAATGGTAAATTCTACATCTTTATAGAAACCACCGGCAAATTCTACATCTAGTTTTACGACATATCGGTCTTCATCATAATCTCTTAAGCCACCAACTTTAATCTCTTCTTTACGGACAATATCACTTGTAATAGTTTTACCTAATAAAGACCAAGTTATTTTATTACCATTGATTTTGTATTTGTCAGAGTGAATTACTGGCATTCCAGAATTACCCGTATCAAATTTTGAAATTAATTCACCAAACGGTTTTATGGTCAAAATCTCCTTAAAACCACATTCCGTTGGCACAGAATATCTATTCTCCTCATTTGCAAAATGTTTAATTACTTCTTTTGCAATATTCATTTTAGTTGCTTCTTCTATACCCTCTGTACCAGGTGAAGAGTTTACTTCAAGAAAATATGGTGGTTTGTTTACTCTGTCTTTACTTGGTATAAAGTCAACAGCAGTCCAATATCCACCAACTGCCTTTGAGGCTAATAAGCATTGTTCTATTTCTAATTCTGTTAGTTTAATATTTTCTGGTTTAGAACCTTGCGATACATTTGACCTAAAATCTCCTTCAATTACAGGTCGTTTCATAGCCGCTAAAAATTTACCACCTAGTATATGTACTCTGACATCATATTCTGTTTTAATATATTCTTGTATTAATAAATCTGTGTCTTCATCTTGTTTGTGTATAAGTTGTACAATAGAATCTAAACCTTTTGGACTATCTACAAATAAAACACCAACACCTTTTGACCCTCTTAAAGTTTTCATAATTAAAGGAAACTTAATACCTGATTCATCAACTATCTCATTTGATTTTTCGGGGTCATTAATTAGTTTTGTTTGAGGTTGTGTTAGACCATAATCTGCAAGTCTTAATGAAGTTCTATATTTGTCAGCACACATATTAATTGTAGTTCTAGGATTTACCAACGTTGCATTGGCTCTTTCTAATATAGATACAAAGTCTAACCAACTATCTTTACGTGTAATAGAACCACGAACAATAGCAACGGTCATAGCACCAACTTCAAAACCTTTTTTATCATCTTGATTATGAAATTTACGGATGCCGTCTTCGTAAGTGGTATAGCCACCTGTAAGTTTAAAAAGATAATATGGATAATTTAACTTATCACATTCCTCTTTCAACCTATCGGCAGTATGAAATTCTTTTGCATTATCTGGCTCATCTGTAATAATGAGCAAACGCAAAAAGTCCTTTTTAGCCTCTGTTATGTAATCTTTAAACTTGCTTACCTGCATTGCCTTCATCTGTACTCGCTTCGTTAGGTTTCTTACCTATATTATATTTAGCGTTCAAAGTCCATTCGTTCTTTTCTTTATATGGCAAGACTTTGATTTGAGATAAAGGTGCTTTGTCTTCTACTTTAGATTTGTCAACAATATCTATTAAGTTCCAGTCTTGTAATAATAAAGCTATAGTATTTCTTCTTTGAATATCGTTGTTAACAAGTGTTGATGATTTACCGTCTAAAGCAAATAATTCTTTAAAATGTGTTATAAAGTATTTACCTTGTTTATGTAAAATATGGCAAGATTGAAATAATGTTTTATCTTTTCTACTTGCGACACCGATTCTTGTTAGGGTTTCTCTGACTTTTAAGAAGTCATCTGGTTGTTTGATGGTGACCTCAAGCATTTGCTCTGGCGACCAGTTAATATTTTCACTCATTTGTTCTTTCTCCCACCTTTAGTAAGGCTCATTTTTAATTCTTCAATCTGGCCATCTGAAAGTAGGTTAAGAATTTCTTTTGCTTTGTTATTACTATATCCATAATACTCTTTAACAACGTCTAAATTCTTTAGTTTGGATTGTGATAACCACTTCCCACCAAATCGCTTCTTTTTTCTAATACTATTTATCAAATAGTGAAATTGCATACGCTTTGGTAGAAAATGCAAGCCGTTCATTTCGTTGCTATGCATTATTGTATCGTAAAACATAGACAGGCAACGATTGATTACAAACGGTGGAAATTTCTTTTCCCACGTTTTATCGTCACTATCTAGGAGTGGTTCTTTTGTTTCGTTAATCGCTTTTAGATAATCTTTTAGTTCGTACATTCGCTCTGCCCATATAATAATCACCTGGCTCATAGTTCCACCTTTTACCGTGGTGACCTCTTACATCTGCATAAGCCATTCTTATCTTTACAATTAATTTTCTTAATGTTAATACCATTTACTTAAACTTACAATTTGCCATTATTTCTGTCAAACAAGCGACCATATTAATCTCTTGGTCAGCAACAAAGGCTGATTTATATTGATACCCAGCAATAACTAATACTGCTTGAGGTACAGAATTACCCTCTAAATTCGTGTACAATAAATTATATATTGTTGAAAATAAAGAAGATGGTTCTTTATCAAGATTATTTATTACCCATTTTCGCATATCGTTAAATCTTTTTTCTTTTAATATCTTAACCAACTCTTTTGTGTTGGCTTCAGATAGACTAAACAATATACCACTATCAATCTTACCATTTACTGAATATCTTTGAAGCTCATTGATAGTACGTCTAAAGTCTGGATAATGCTTTTGAATTAACTCAGCAAGAACCTTTTGGTCGTACTGAACCTCTTCCTGGTCAAGTATTTTACCTAGTCGTTTAAGAAACGCCTGTGCTGTCTTTACTTTCTGACCATTCTTGATTGCAAAATCAATAACGGTACAACGACTATGTAATGCTGGTAAAATTTTACTCTTATAGTTGCAAGTAAATATGAATCTACAATTACTATGAAAGGTCTCAATGAAGTTTCTTAAAGCAGGTTGAACACTATCAGCGTTCATATAATCTGCCTCATCTACAATCACGACTTTATGACCAGCTGATTCTGTCAATGAAACGGTAGACGCAAAGTTTTTAATCTTGTTTCTTAACGTATCAATTTGACGGCCTTCATCTGAACCATTGATAATAATGTAGTCAACACCTAACTCTTCACATAAAGCACGTGCTACGGTAGTTTTACCAGTACCAGCTGTGCCAGATAATAGTAAGTTAGGTATTTCTTTTTGTTTTAAAAACTCTGAAAATGTCTTTTTAGTATCTTCAGGTAAAATACAATCACGTATTTTTTTAGGACGGTATTTTTCAACCCACAAAAAATCACTCATATGCCCTACCTCTAAAATTCAGAGTCAGGTTCAATAGCAATCCAATACTGAATTGGTTTGCCTTTAGCTATAAAGTGAGATATTTTCTGTTGTGAAATTGCAACATCATAATCATCTGGTAACATCTTCATATTTTCTGTCTTAAAATAAGCAGTAAATGTTTTATCTGTATCACCTAATGATATTGAATAGTCGTTTGATGGTGTCTTTTTATCAACAGCAACAATACTCATAGTCTTACCATCACCTTTTACTGCAATGTCTGGTAGATTTAAAGTATTTACACCTCTCATAAGTTTAGCAAGGTTATCTTTAGTCAATGTAAAGGTAACATACTTATCAGGCATATTGATTGTTTTTGTTGGTGCAACAACAACCGACTTATCTGCAAAGAAATATTTGATTGATTGTCTTCCGTTTGCGTCTTTGATTGTCATATTCTGACTACCATTAAATTTAAGTTCAGACTTATCAAATAAGTCATATGCTCTTAAAAATTCTGGTAAATCATAGATAGCAAACTCACTTTCAAACTTCTCTTTAATTTCAGCCTCTGCTAAAATGTTTTTTAACGTAGAGATAGTTTGAATCTTACTGCCAGGTTTAACAAGAATATTCTGATTGATGTCAGAAAAATTTTTGAGAATGGCAATGGTATCACTTGTTAGGTTCATTATATAGTTCTCCTCATAATTTAATTGGAGCGGCTAGTAGGTAACGCTCCTACGTCTGCGAGTTGGTAACCCGCCGTAATACTTTTATACGATAGCCGCATTATTTAATATATCAAATTTCATTGAAATTGGCAATGCTCCTTTGATTATATAAGGACAAGTTCATTTTGTTTATGTACCTTGCCTATAACTGGTAAGGTTCCGTATATTTCCACATTTGTGTTAATAATAGGTAGTACAACCTCGCCGTTAATTTGTCTTTTAAAGTAAGAGTTACCAATATTAATTACTTCTTGAGCGTAATTTGTATTGTGATTTTTAACTCTTTCATCATATTGTTCTTCTAATTTTTGAATTGTATTCATAGTATCTAAAGTAGATGTATGTAATACAAGTCTAATAGTTTTACCTGCAAAGTTAGTATTGTTTGCAATAGCAGCTACTCTGGATAAATTTTTAGTCCAGTATGAAGCCGCACCTATAACATACAAATATTCATTTAGATGTTTTTCACCTAGTTTAGTTTGTACATAACAAGATTCTTTAGCAGACAAACCACTATTAGGATATTGGTCTTTTGCTTTCTTATAACCTTGTTCTATCATCCAATCGTGTACTCTTTCAGGAGTCCAAGAATTAATATAAGGTCTTGAAGCATTATTATTTAAAAGTGATTGAGCTATAATGTTTTTAGTATTGTCTGTAAAATGACTACCCTCGGTAACTTCATTTACCCAAGCATTAATCTCATCTAAATTTTTACCTAAATCTAAATCATTAATTAGTTCTTGACCTACTAAAATTACATCACCAGTTGAAGCAACACCTGTTGGGTCATCAATTAAATTAAACTTTAAATTATTTGTTGCTAAAGTTTTGTTATCTTTTACTGAATAAACGGCTACAATAGCATTTTTAAAATCGCAAGTTTTCTTTAAAATTTCTACCCTAGTTCTACCTGTTAAAAATCTAATTGAACCATCTGGATATTCAACGATTGCTATAGGGTTGTATTTTAATTTAAAACCGTTTTCTAAAATAGAGTTTCTAATACCAATGTGTTTTTTATTAGTTGTAGCTCTACCTTTTTGTTTACCATATTTGTTTTTTAGATTGTCAAATAATACATCTATATCTCTTAATTCAAATCTCTGAAAGAATAATCCTTTATCTTCTCTATCATATAATTCAGGATAGGCTTCTTTAACAATAAGTCTATCGTGTGTTTTTAAATTCTCATCTGTAAATCTATCCGTATTATTAACGTTTACAATAATTGAATTGTCGTTATTAATAATTTTTGGTTGTGATTGAATATCAAAAGCTGTGTCTAGCCTTTGATTAGTTTGTGGAATATTTAATGTCATAATTACTTTCTGCGACCTTTGTCGCTTTTCAATTTGTTTATACAAACAACAAAATTTTTTGTTTTAGTTTATATAATCCTATTTATACACTAAAGGCGTCCCATTGTCAATGCTGGAACGCCTCTAGTTTTAATCATTATTTAATATTGATTGTTCTAGCCTTTTTATGGTCTGGAATAATCTTCTCTAAAGATACTCTTAAAAGTCCATCTTTTAATTCAGCACCTTTAACTTCAACGTCATCAGCGATTGTAAATGATTTAGTGAAGTTTCTTTTAGCAATGCCTTTGTGTAATACACCGTCATTGTCTTCTACTTCTTTTTCATCTTTATCTTTTACAGATTTAATTACAAGAACATTGTCCTCATAGTTTACTGATATATCTTTTTTACCATAACCTGCTAATGCCACCTCAATATTATATGTTAAAGAACCTGTCTTTACAATATTGTATGGTGGATAGTTGTTAGCCGTCATATGTGGTAGATGATTTGATATTGTATCAAAATGGTCAAACATTTCGTCAAACCCCACGGTAAACGGTTTTAGTCCAGTAAAAATTGAATGAATTGCTTTGTGATTGGTCATTAGAACCTCCTTATTTTAAGCAAAGTTAATATTTGATACCTCTTATGAGCGTATCATTATTATTTATATAGTCATTATATTTCATATTTCAAGTGGTAGTTTTTCTTTTTTGAGTTTAAAACTACCAAAACATTAACTCGCAGCTTTAGTTTGTTT